TACTGCTTTAGTTGTATTTGCAAGCATCGCTCTAGTTAAGTCGACTCCGTGCTGAGCGAATTTAAGTGCAGTATCTCGCACGTAACATGCGGTAGCTATAGACATTATTAGGTCATCATTGTAGCCAGTTTGGGCTTCTGGTCGTCCGTTTTTCCATACAAATGTTCTTAATTCGTCTAATGTACGTCTTGAGTAAATTTGTATACTTTGTTCTTTAATGTATGCGTCTAATTTTGCGATAGTTAAAGGTCTGGTTCTAAGTGACATTGTAAAACCAGGTACCATTTTTGATTTATCTATCAAATCGTATCCTTTAGCAATGTACGCTTCAGCATCGCGAGTGAATTTTTCGTCTTTAGGACTGTAATATAAGTTTTCGTAACCCATATCGATTACTTCCTGAATTGCCGCCCAACCAATGTTTGCGTTTTCAATTACAAGCAATGCTTTATTGTATTCAGTTGCTATGTTATATAATATTCGACCAAAATCTTTTGTTGGTACTTGGTCTTTGAATTCGGCTACTTGAGTACAAGTTTCAATGTCTATAATGTGAAATGCTGAATAGTCTTTTGAATCACCTCTTGCTACGTCAGCTACAACCATATATTGTCTTGAATAATCTGGATATTCCCAAACCCACAAACTTTGATTCATACCCCTTTTTTCTAGTGGGTCTTTAAGCATTGTAGTTTCAATCAAATTTAATATTTCTGGTGGAAATACTGTATCACCTGAGGTTGTAAAATCGCAGTCACATTCCTGTGCTGCCATTCTTTCACCTAATTCGTCGTCTTGTTTATCTCGCCAGGTTTGATTTCGCTCTGGGTGAACAGTCCATGGTAACCTAATAGGTGTAAAACCGCTTGTGCCGTCTTGTGCTTTAGTCCACATTCGGTGGAACCAGTTACCAGTACCATTTGGTGTAGACAATACAATTGCTCTACCACCAGTTGCGAGTGTTTGTTGAGCTGAACCCCAAATCTCTTCAATTCTGTTTTCTTCAATAAACGCAGCCTCGTCAATCACTAGAAGCGAAATTGCTTCTGATCTACCAGCATCGCCTGCTGCGGATACTGCTTTAATTTGGGATCCATTTTTAAGTCGCAGTGACAGTCGGTTATTTTCTACTGTGGGTAATTTTAACCAACTAGGTAACTGATCGTACATAAACCGTACTTTAGTTACTAGGTTTTTTGCTGTTTCTTGCTTTGTTGCGATTACAAGGATATTTTTATCCTTTTGAAACAACATCATGTGTAGAGCTATACCTGCTGAGAGGGTCGATATACCAAGCTGCCTTGATTTTAAAATAACTGATTTATCGTGCTTGTTTAGTAAGTTCAATACCTTTTCTTGGAAAGGGTATAGGTTAAATTGTGTGCGTCCTCTTGTTGGGTGTTGAATCCAACAATATTTTTTCATAAAATAGACAGGATCGCTCGCAGATTTAACGAACTCTTGTTTGATAATTGCTTTAATGTCTGCCATCGTATATACGTAGCTAAAAAGAAAGGGAGCCGAAGCTCCCTATCTGTGGTCTAGGACCAAAGCGCGGCAACGCTTAGCCTTTTAAGTTTGCAAGTTTTTGCATACGCTTAACTGATTCGTTAAGTTCAAAGTTATCTTCTTCTAATTCAACTTCGTCAACAGCAATATCTACTGCGTCTTCAGCTACTGGTAAATCTTCGTCTACAACTTCTTTTTTTCTACCGCCAGATACTTTGTCGTATTCTTTCTGGAGTTTAGCTTGTGCTCTTTCAAGTTCTTTAAGTTGTTTGCGAACTTCTTTAACAGCGTTTTTATCCATCATATCTCTGAATTCGTTGTCTTCGTCAATGCGAGTTAAACGGCCGTTAGTTTCTTCGATCATTTCAGCGATAGCAGCTAATTTGGTTTCGAGTGCTGCAACGCGTCCTTGATTTTCGATTTCTTTCATCTTTTGAGCTAATGGATTTTTAGCTTCTTTGATTTGCTGTTTGATATATTTTTCTAAATTTGTCATGGTTGTTTTTGTTTCTGAAAGTCTTTTTGCTTTATTTAAAAAGACGGTTGGGTCTCCTCTTTCACCTGTAAGTTTTATTATAAGGCCTTGAACTTTGTCGTTTACTTCTTCGGGTTTTCCTCCTTTTTTAAGCATTTCAATTCCTTTTCTATATGCTGGAATTTCGTCGTCCTGTTCATTTTCTTTAGCAGCCTTAATCTCATCCTGATATACTTTTATAAGTGCTTGAGGAGATACATTTTCTTCTAATGCGTCAATTGAACCTAAATCTAAATCGTCAAAATCACCAAAATCCATCATTTCAGGATCGTCTGGAAGATCAAATTCGGCTGATTTAGCTTTTCTACCTCTGGTTTCAGGGGCGTCAGGGTCGCGAGTTGGTTCTTGTGCTTTTTTAAGTTGTGAGGTTAAAGTGATCAAACCTTTTTGCTCTAATGCAGCTAAGAATTTGTTTGCTTGTGCTGGGCTGTTATATGAAGTAGCAGCAATTACGTCTTTTGAAGTAAATCCTTCAGGATTGACCATTGCTGCAGCTAGTGCTTTCATTTCTTCAGGTGTGAAACGCTTTTTAGGGCGCTTTTGTCCTGGTGATTTGTATGTTTTAAGAACGTCATTTACACGTTGCATAAATTGAAGAACGTCTTTTAAACCAGCACCGTCTTTAATTTTAAAGACATTAGCGGTACGAGCCATTTCGTCTAATTCTTCTTCAACGTATGAAGGATCGGCACCAAATATAGGGTCTGGTGACATATCTTCAATACCAGGAGGTGTAATGTCGTCGTCTTCTTCAGGACGAGAATCAGCCGCCATCATTTCTGGCGACATGCCCATTTCTTTAAGGGCGTCCTCGATTTCTTCGAGTATGATTTGTTTGATTTCGTTTTTATTCATTTTGCGCAAAATGTGTGTTAACAACAATAAATATATAAAGATCAATCAGGCAGTGTGTATCCTACAGTATTTATTAAAACTATGGTACCTAGAAAACCACCTGCGACACCTACCCACGGTCTATTATACCATTTGTCAACTTGTTTTAAGCGCTCATCGTACAATACAATACGATCATTTAATAATTCTATTTCTTGATCTTTGTATAAGATTATAAGGCTATCCTGTTGTTCTATACGTTCGTGTAAAGCGATCTGAAATTCAAGATCTTTAATTAATTGTGTTTTAATCGAATCTTGGGTGCGTAACGTATCTAAAGCCAGGAAAAACTCTTCAAGTTCCACTGCGGGAATCTGAAGAGTATCCTGTGAATAAACAATACTAGATACGCCTAAAAATAAAGCGACTAGTAACTGTTTCATGATTTTGCTTTTGGCTTACGTCTGTATTTCTTTTCGAAATTCTTGGTTGTTTGTTTAGCACTTGTAGTATCTTTAACTTGTGCTTTAGTGTTACTTACTTTCTTCTTTTGAGTAGTAACTGCTTTTTTAGTCTGAGTCTTTTGTTGCTGGACTTGTTTGGTCTTCGCTTGTGTCTGTTTGACTTTTGCCTCATTTTCATTAACCTTTTTTTCGTGTTCTTTTTTACTTGAAACTGCAGCTACTGTAGCAGCACCTCCAATTGCGGCAAAAATGCCTAATATCCATTTCCAAATTTTCATAGTTAGAATTTTACTGTGTTTAATATTTGTTTGATTCGCTCTTCAGTAGACCCTTCAATTGTATAATGAATAGGTCTATGCTTGTCGAGCAATTGTTTAATCGTTCTATCAATTTCTTCTCTATACATAGCGTTCGTTTCACGAACCCCGTTATCTTCTATTTCTACACCTTTAGGTGACACATAAAAAATATAATCGTACTGTTTTACAAAACGCGCAGCGTATTCTTCAAATGCATCTCCATCCATGTAACTAACACGTTTAGCACAGTGAGTAAAGGCCATAACATCTATAATAGTACGATCAGTAACAATGTTGGGTTGCATAAGTTCACTTACACGCTCTGCAAGAAATACTGTTTGTCCTTCAATAGTAGTTTCGTGGTTTAAAGGAATACCGAGTGAATGTAAATATTGACTGCGCTCAGTAGTAAATACATAATCCTCTAAATCAGGAATTTCCTGAAGCGCTTTAACTAGCGTAGTTTTACCTACGCTCATTGTACCTGTAAATCCAATTTTCATTATCCTGCTTGTCTTGATTTAAATCTTGGGTCTTTATACCATGGTAAACCCTTACCATCGCGTTTTCTTTCTTTCCATTCTTCTTCTGAATACTGGATACCGTAAATATAATACTCTCTTCTGCGATTGTCACCCTCTGGTATAAGAGCTGGTCCCTCCCAGTTGTGAAGTTTATTATCCCAAATGTATGCTATAGTACCATCTGGTGATTTC